ACAAACAAAAACTCCTGTTAAATTGCCGTGTTGGTTAACAGATGTATGCCCTACGATGTAGCTTCCTTTAGTTGCTTTCTCTGCCTTTTCACGCAGTGCCTGATAGTCAATCTTGCTCACTGGCAGCCTCCTTTGCCGGGATTTCTAACTTTTGAGTGGTTGTATCAAATTCAAACAACTTAACCACGTCATCAAACAGGACATAATCACCATCAGGATCTTCAGTCATATCTGCGCCACAATCCTGACCGCACGAGTCGCAACCATCCATATCAAGCTCGTATCGCTTCAGGTTTGCGATATTTGATAAATTCAGCGCCAGTACAGCCAGGTCATAAACCTCTTCGGCAGTGACATCGCTGTTCAGTCCCATTTCATGGCGATATATGATTTTTTCTACTCGTTGTTTTGTGATCGTCATTTTTCTCTTCACTCCGATATACAAGGATTACTACACCCCCTCTGCTGATTGCGCGAGCTGGATCCCCTGGTTCCATGCCGTCAATTCCGAAGGCTTCGAAAATGCATCCATTGCCTTCTGGCGTTGCTCCTGCTTACGGCGTTTATTCCATTTTTTCATGAACAACAGTGACAGCCATCGTCCGCTGCAGAACATGATGTAGAAATAACCAAGAAGTGCCAGGCCGGTGTTCAGGGCCATATCAATCGTTATCGCCGGGTCAATATTCACTGCCCACCTCCTGAAAAATCACCGCATGGCCCAGTTTCTCCGCCAGTGCCAGCTCAGCCCTTGCACCTGCCGACTGCTGCCAGCCTTTCAGCATGTAAACCGCATCCACGCAACGGAGCATTGCCATGCAAATATCCATGTAGTGTGGTTGAGTCAGCCCGTCCGGAAGTACTGCCGGGTTTAAAACGGTATGCCCTTCCCGTTTCAGCGCATCTTCCGCCCTGTGAAACGCCTCGCGGTTGAAATTTTCATATCCCGTCATCGGACCGGCGATATAAATCCTCACCCTCACTCCTGAACCCTCCTGTCGAAATAAACGTAGTTATTCACTGCGCCCAACTTCATCCCAAACTTTTCGGCAATTTCCCGTCGGGGTACGCCACGCTGATGCAGTTGCCGCGCCAGCTCAATATCACGCTGTGAATATTTTGCCGACGGGTGAAAATCACCCCGTAAAATCATGCTGATACCCAGTTCCCGCGCTTTCGTCCTGACGGCTGACTCACTACGACCAATCAGATAACCGATGCTTTCGACTCTCATCGTTCCCGCACACTGCCGGAGTATCAGGATTTCAGCCCAGCGCCACTTCTTCCAGCCACTCACCGCTGCTGCTCTCTGGTGGCGGTAATATCCCGGAGAATATCCCTGTGTTTGTTCAGTTCCCGCAGCGCAGCACAGACTCGCTCCCACTTCTGGACATCACTTTTCGCCCGGCGCAGCTCGCGGTTAGCCACATGCAGCGATGGTAGAATCAGGTCATCTGCTTTCATTTCGGTGATCGATGGCTGTAACCTCACAATGTCTTCCACGATTTCTGTTTTCATTTCTTCCTGTGCCATCATTTCCTGTACTGGTAACGCAACACCTGCTGGCTGAGGAAAGGCTTTACCATCGGTTTCCGCTACGGATGCAGCTTCCGGCTCTGCCGGTAAATCAGCGCCCGGTATGCAGTAACGAAATTTACCACCCTGATTCACGCGAATCAGACGCCCTTTGCTGATTGCCATGGCCAGCGATGAATTCGCCCGGCGGGAGGTAATCCCGAACATCAGTGCCAGCTCATCCGCCGTTTGTGGGCCATGTTGTTCAATCGCCTCAGTCAGCATTTGCGCTGTCACTTTCGGTACCGGTGACACCGGTTCACTTTCACCAGCCTGAATCAGCCACCACATCGAACCCTTGTTATCCGCTTCACCGCGGCGCTTCAGTTTCCACAGTTCGTTGACCGCATCTTCACGGCTGATTCCAAGGCGGGCCGCCACTACCTGTGAAGAGGCTCTTTTCAGTGCTTTCAGTGCGTCAAATACGGTTTCCATTAAAATTTCCTCCGACAAAATCGTTTCTCAGACTCAAATAAAACCAGCTGCCTTCCGGCGTTCGTATTCCTGTTTCAGCCGTTCAATTGGCGTTGGCCCTTGCGGGTGTTTCGCCCCTTCCAGTTGTCGTCGCACTGGCGGAACACTCATCCCGTTACCAACATGCTTTGCCCATTTCGTCAGTTGCCGTTCCGCAAGTCGTTTTAACTCACCCTGCGTCATCTGGCGCTCAATCCCTCTGGTACGCATTTCGAGGCAGATGTGGTACAGCACAGGCTGTGGCCACGGGTATTTATCACTCCCGTCGTATCGCCAGGATTCATTGCGCCAGCGCCGGTACTCTTCCATCACTGCATCCACCGTAAGACCAAATGGATTTGCCCCACTCTCCGAAATCAGTGCAACAAACTCAGCCAGGTCTGGGGGCCACGTTTCACCCGCCCGGCAGCGGTCCATGCACTGACGGCAGACCAGCCGGATTTGCTGTTCAGTCATCGTGCCAATCTGGGCAATCCAGAGCTTCGAAGGTGCGGCCCCGTTCTTCTGAGTCCAGCGGTTCGAATACACCTCCCCCATAAGCTCCCACAGCTTCCAGGCCATTTCCGTTGCTGATAAATCCGTTGTCTCGTTCCCACTGTTCGCGTGCTGCCCGGATTTCCTGAACTGCCCGTGATGCCGTGCCACCTGATGCTGCATGGCTTACCCCCTTGCTGACTGGTTTTACCTGTGTCCTGACGTGCTGCACGTGGCGGGCAAATTTCTGCTCCCACTGAACCTGTGTGAAAACCTTCCCCTCCGCCATCCAGTAATCCCGGAATGCGGCAAGCTCAGCAGGTGTAAATTCCGGCTCAGGCAGAGCCATACCCCACACTGCTGCCCGTTGTCGAAAATCCGACGACGGCTGCCAGACAGTAGTCATCGAAAATTTCCCGATCGGTTCGCTCAGGCCGTCCAGGTATTCAGGTTCGGCTGTCTGCAACGGCGCACCATGCGACTCACCGGTTGGAGCACTCTCGCGCATGCGCGCGTTATGTGTGGGGTTTAATTCTGTATCTGTATCTTTATCTGTCGTGACTTGTCGTGACAGATGCGTGACACGTCGTGACTCATCGTGACAATCAGCATCATATTTCCGCAGCTTTTCGCGCTCCCGCTGCGCTCTCTTGCGCTCTGCCGGGGATTTTGCCGTTTGCGAAACGTTACCATTGTCCTCTTTCAGCACCTGACGTTTTTCCCATCCGGAAATAAGGTCACCATCCAGAACCCGCCCCTGCATTGCATGCAAAATTGAATCAATTACGTCTTCCGTCACATCAAGCGCACTTGCTAAATCTTCCGTCGTGACATCAATGTGACCACGTAGTGACACGCCGTGACATGTCGTGACATTTCGTGACGCACTCACCAGAAGGTGGATATACACCGCCATCACTGTTGCGATTGGCTGTCCTGAGACCCTGGCAATGGTTCGCCATTTGGGATCATTTGGCATGTCATGCCACAATCTGAGCCAGGCATTAGCCATACTCACCTCATCTGATACCGAACTTTACCCTCGAACATCCGGAAGAAATCCGGCATGAATATTGTTGGTCAATGCACGACAACAGCATTACCAGGCTGACCACCACTGTTAGTCAGGGTGCCCCAGGCGATCGCCGCTGCGACAAAATCATCCACATCTTTCACCAGCCGATCCCTCCGTTCGACGATCTCACGGTAATATTCAGAGCTGTGACTGCGCATACGGGCCACCAGCAGAGGCGGCATTGCCTTTTCGATCGCCGGTAACAGAGCCTGAATTTTTTCAACAGCATCAGGGGTGTCTTTATCCAGCCAACGGAAAATTTTCTGGGTATTACGAGCCAGGGCTTCCGGATGGCTGTCGTCGTACAGTTCCGGGAACGTCATTCCCAGCTCGAAATACGCTTTGGTAATTTTCGCAGCCGGTACTTTTTCGCCGTCCGGATGCGCCCAGACATTCATCGCCATGCGGATGTGTTCATGCTTGATTTTCATGAATCAAGCTCCTAGAAAGTGGTTGTGTTAACGTTTTGGTATCTTCCAGCTCGGGCCAAATATTCATCCAATCAAAAGGCCTTAGTTGCTGACGTGTAACTTCACCATTACTGGCTCGCTCAATAAGGACACATAACGATGCCCCTAACACTTGACCTTTACTCAATGCTTTTCTTAGATAACCGATGCTGGTATCACACTCGCATGCAAACATACGCTGTTCATCTGACGAAAGAGAATTGAGAAATATTCTTAATTCTTCCATAGCTACTCCTTAGTAAACACAGCAAAGAATACCCGCAGGTAAACAAAAGTCAATACCCACAGGTTGTTTACCTTGCGGTAATCGCATCTATTATTTACCTATGGACAAATATGAATTTAGACGACAGCAACTCATCAAAATTCGTGATGAGAAATGCGATGGTAAAGCGGTTAACGTGGCCAGAAAGATCGGGCGCGAGCCTTCTTATGTATCAAGAATGTTGTACCCAGAGGGGAAAAAGGGAAAAAAACGGATCGCTGATGATATGGTGGAGATTATCGAAGAGTCCTTTGGGTTACCCCGGGGATGGATGGATGGTATCGTTTCATCATCAACGAACACAGCCTCCAGTTATGAAACAAGGGTTCTAACGCCACGACAACGTATTTTTTTAGATCTCTTAGACGAACTGCCAGAAAGTGAAGCGGATAAATTATTAAAAACTCTTGAAGAGAAAAAACAGTATTACAATATGATCTACGAAGAAATCCGTAAAAAGAAAGCACAAAACGCATCATAGCTCACCAAACAACTAGTCACCAGTTAAGACACCGCAAAAATTTACCCATAGGTATTTACTTTTTAAATACCTATGGGTATCCTTCTTTTCATACCAACCCACCCCGCCCCACAGAATGCAGGGCAATACTTCGAGTTACCCGGCAGTGGTCAGGGGTTAAGTAGCCAGCCCGAGGCGTATGAACATGACGGCGGGAACACTTTGTATAACAGCGCAGCAGGTTTTTGTTCCGCTCCCCCGGCGTTAAGGGGAAATGAGGTCAACATGGATACTATCGATCTTGGCAACAGCGAATCTCTGGTATGCGGCGTGTTTCCCAACCAGGACGGCACGTTTACCGCGATGACGTATACCAAAAGTAAAACGTTTAAAACCGAAGCTGGCGCGCATCGCTGGTTAGCAAGAAACTCCGACTGATGAGGTTGACGATGGAATTTAAAGATTTACCAGTACCATTCCAGGAAATGGCATCTAATGTGGTTCGCTCTCAACTGGCGACTCTTGACCTGAGTACTGTAGAAAAGGAAACCATCGATACTATATCCGGTAACGTGCGTCGTGCCTTTATAGGTCTGTATGAAGAGAAGCGCCTATTCGGCGGACAGAATTCGACTGAAAACAAGAATCAAGCAAATGATGAGAAGCTGAAACACATTATCGCCTTACTTTTGGAAGACGCAAAACGTCTACAGCAACTGGAACCAAATGCAGGCACAGAGGCCCGCATTTGGATTGCCATGAAATCACTCAAATGTGAAAGCAGTGATTATTTCAAAACAACAATTAAAACTACTCAACTTTCGGGAGAGCTACTGAAGAAATTGCCATAAGAGCATGGTCTTTCTCTTGTTCTGCAAGATGAGCATTAATACCTGCTATGGTTTTTTCAAATTTATCTATCTGTTGAATAACAACTTCGCGGTATACGTTTGTATTTGTACCACCAAGCGCAGCCGTTAATGCAGAAAGCATATTTAGTATCATATCAGTGCGATATGAAAAGAATCCTGATAGCTTCATCTTGTTTTTCAATAATAGATTGCAGGGCCTCAATTTGCTTTTTATCCATTTCACCCTCCTGAGGGTTGGTAATTAAGGAGTTCTCCACGGGTCAGGTGGAGTGCGTGCGCCGGACACGGGTGAGCATCCGGCACTGACAGTTTACTGAAAAGGATATATCCCTGAAAAGTCAGGGCATAACACGAAAGCGCCCGGCGAAGTTAGTCTCTCTGTATAGGTCGTCATTAAATTTTCGTCGACCGCGCGCTTCCGGTTGTGGCACTCCGCGAAATGGCGCGGCGGTAAGTATGGCGGGGTTATTCCTTCCCCGTTGAGGACACCGGGTTGTCAGGTTGACCATACGCTTAAGTGACAACCCCGCTGCAACGCCCTCTGTTATCAATTTTCTGGTGACGTTTGGCGGTATCAGTTTTACTCCGTGACTGCTCTGCCACCCTTTTTAAAGTGAATTTTGTGATGCGGTGAATGCGGCTAAGCGCACGCGGAACAGTTAAAACCAAAAACAGTGTTATGGGTGGATTCTCTGTATCCGGCGTTAATTGTTAACTGGTTAACGTCACCTGGAGGCACCAGGCACTGCATCACAAAATTCATTGTTGAGGACGCGATAATGGAAACGTTATTACCAAACGTTAATACGTCTGAAGGTTGTTTTGATATTGGTGTTCTGCTCAGTAACCGGGAGTTTACTGAAGATGCCATTAATATGAGGAAATATGAGCCTTATCTGCTCAATGATAATTCCATACTTTCCCGAATTGCTCTTCTTGAACTTGGTATTTTCGGAGAACGTCAATGACTTCAGCATTTGCACTGATGATGACGGTTTTTCTTATAACGGGTGAATCACAGAATGTGATTACCGGAATTTATGCCAGTAAAGAATCCTGCATCCAGGCAAGAGACGAACAAAAAATCCCCGGTGAATGCCTCCCGGTAAAAAAAGTATCGCTGAACCTGAATAACGAAACACCGGCTGGATAACCCGCCAGCCATATTAACACCATACCAACGGATTAAAAATGCCAGCAATGGCAGGGATTCGTTCACCCTGAAATCTGTAATGAGGTTAA